CAATCTTGGTGTTTCTTCACGTGGTATGGGTTCTTTAAAGCCAACAAAAGATGGCATCATGGAAGTTCAGAACGATTTTCACTTGGCAACAGCTGCTGATATTGTTGCTGATCCATCAGCACCAGATGCATTCGTTAAGGGTGTTATGGAAAATGTTGATTGGATTTATGATTCATCTACTGATTCATGGCATCAAGAACAACTTAATAATATTAAAAAAGCTGTTAAAAAGATGACAATGGACGAGATCGAGCACAAGCAGTTTGCTATATTCGAAAACTTCATCAAAACACTCACTTCAAAATAAACATTTATATAAATAAATAGAAATTCCAAAGGGAGACCTTTCAAATGGCAAAAAAGGATAAGAAAATGGAACCAACAGAAGTAAAGGTTGAGGAGAACGCCGAGATTGTAGAGGCCACCCTCGCTGCTGATTCTCTCAAGCCAGCTGCAAAAGCGGTAGATGATCCCAAGTCCAAGATTGGTGTCATTGCACAGGCAATCGGTGCTATGAATGCAATGAGCAAGGAAGATCTTGTCAAGTGGTTCAATGACACAATGTCACAGTTCGGTCCTGGCAAGGATCATGGTGTTGGTGACAAGTCTGCACAGAATCAGTCCTCCGTTGACATGCATGCTTCTGCAGCACAGGCAACTGTTGGTCCAAAGACCGCTTATCCAATGCCAAAGCTAGACGTCAAGGAAGACATTGAGGAAATGTTTGTTGGCCAGGAGCTTTCCGAGGAATTCAAGGTAAAGGTCTCAACTCTATTTGAAGCTGCTGTTACTGCTCGTGTTCTATCTGAGCAGGCTCGTCTCGAAGAGCAGTTTGAAGAGAAGCTAACTGAAGCTGTTGAGGAAATCAACAGCGAGTTAACAACCAAAGTAGACACATACCTCGATTATGTTGTCGAGGAGTGGATGAAGGACAACGAAGTTGCAATCGAATCCACACTTCGTAACGAGCTAACAACAGAGTTCATCGAAGGGATGAAGAAGCTATTTGCTGAGCATTATGTCGACGTTCCCCAAGACAAGGTCGATGTTATCGAGTCACTTGCTGATAAGGTTGAGGAACTCGAGGAAAAGCTTAATGAGCAGATCAACGAAAATGCTCAGTTAAAGAATTCATTTGTGGAAGTTGAAAGAAAGGAAGTTCTCGATACATACACAAACGATCTACCTCTCTCTAGCCAAGAAAAGTTTAAAAAGCTAGCGGAAGGTGTTGACTTCGATGGTAACATCGAAACTTACTCAAAGAAGCTTGCTATCATCAAGGAGAATTATTTCTCTGAGAGGAAGCCAGCTCCTTCTTCCACCAACATTGAGGAAGAGACTTTCGAAGGTGAGGAATCACCCAAGACAGTCGCAATCGATCCAACAGTCAGCCGTTATGTCCAAGCGATCGCCAAGACTGTAAAGAAGTAATTATATTATAAAACAACAATAACAAGGAGACATGTAAATGTTTTTAGCTGAGGAAATCCAAAAGAAGTGGGCTCCTGTTCTTGACCATGAAGCTCTTGGTCAGATCAAGGATGCACACCGTCGTTCAGTGACAGCTGTCGTACTCGAGAACACAGAAAAGGCTCTCAACGAAGCTTTCGCTCACGGCCAGTACCAGACTCTAACAGAGACCGGTATTGCCCCATCACCAGTTAACGCTATGGGCGGTTCAAGCTCAACAGCTGGCACAGGTTCAATCGATACCTTTGATCCAGTGTTGATCTCACTCGTCCGTCGCGCAATGCCAAACCTCATTGCTTACGATATCTGCGGCGTTCAGCCAATGACCGGTCCAACCGGCCTTATCTTCGCAATGCGTTCACGTTACAACACCCAGTCCAACTCAACTGGTGGTAACACTGGCTACGCTGACAACGAAACATTCTACAACGAAGTGAACACTGCGTTCGCTACCGTTGTTGATGGCAGCAACACCTTCGGTCAGGCTTTCAAGGGCACAATCCCTGGCCAGACCAATACCACACCACTTGTTAATACTTCAACATATAACACTGGTTCTGGTATGTCAACAGCTACTGCTGAAGCTCTTGGTTCAAACAACTCTGGCGCTTCTGACTTCGCTCAGATGGCTTTCTCAATCGAGAAGGTTACAGTAACTGCTAAGACTCGTGCTCTCAAGGCTGAGTACACCATGGAACTCGCTCAGGACCTCAAGGCAATTCATGGCCTCGATGCTGAGACTGAGCTCGCCAACATTCTTTCAGCTGAAATTCTTGCTGAAATCAACCGCGAGGTTGTCCGCACAATCAACGTCACCGCAAAGGCTGGCGCTCAGGACAACGTAACAACAGCTGGTGTATTCGATCTTGACACCGACTCAAACGGCCGTTGGTCAGTTGAGAAGTTCAAGGGCCTTATGTTCCAGTTAGAGCGCGAAGCGAATCAGATCGCTAAGCAGACTCGTCGTGGCAAGGGCAATATCGTCATCTGCTCATCAGATGTCGCTTCCGCCCTCCAGATGGCTGGTGTTCTCGACTATACACCTGCTCTAAATTCTAACAACCTGCAGGTTGATGATACCGGCAACACCTTCGCCGGCGTCCTCAACGGTCGTCTCCGCGTCTACATTGACCCATATGCAATCGGTGGCAACTATCTCACCGTCGGCTATAAGGGTTCAAGCGCATTCGACGCTGGTCTGTTCTACTGCCCATACGTTCCACTCCAGATGGTTCGTGCAGTTGATCAGTCATCCTTCCAGCCAAAGATCGGGTTTAAGACTCGTTACGGAATGGTTGCAAATCCATTCGCCGAGGGTCTTAACGAAGGTCGCGGTGCACTAACCACTTCTACAAACGTCTACTATCGTAGAGTAATCGTTAACAACCTCATGTAAGAGGTTGAATTCAAGAACCCTTATAAAATAGGGCACAAACCTAGAGGGGGCCAAAAGCCCCCTCTTTT